CAAAGTTTTTGTAAGATTCTACACTAGTAAGGTCTCCATTATCAGTTGAATCAAAAGATGCACTCTTATAATAAATTTTCAGTTTCTTAGCAGGAGCAGATTTATTCTCCTTTCTTAGAATTCTTCCCTGGTCATAGAAGGTATCCTCTTGACCAGTTCTAAATTTATAGTTTTCGGAAATATCAAAACTATCAGAGGTAATAACGGATACAATTGCTTGAATTGCCGTCTCTTGGAAAATTACAGTTTCTCCTTCAACAAATTTACTATCGTTTTTGGATATATATGAAATTTGTGCAGATGTAAGGGTTTCTGCAATAATTCCATTTGCTCCAGATGTTTGTCCTATAAAAGATTCTCCAACTGTTAGTTCCCCAGTTGTAGTTGATGTACTATTAATATTAATTAAAGAAATTTTTGGTGCTGTAGCATTGTTAGTATCAGAAGATTCAAAAACACCATGAACATCAATGACATCTGGAACATTCAGAGAGATAGTAGCATCTTGAACTCTGGTTCCATATGGATAATTGCCCCCACCATAGACCAATCCATCATTTAAGGTTGTTGATCCAATACCAGAAGATGCACTATTTGATTTATCCACAATAATAGATTTGACTCTATTTTTAATTTTAATTTTTGATGTGGGTTTAACCTTCTTCAAGGAAACAATTAAAGAAGCACCCGTATCATTAGACCCAAGACCAAAAATGTTTAGTGCTGTCCCCCCACTAGCAATAGTGAGTTTATCGGCAGACAATGCTTCAGTTGTACCATCTGATCTAATTAGAGCATATCTTTCTTCATCAAATGGCAAGAATGTTTCATTTGGACCTGCAGATATATTAGAAGAGAGTTGTCCACTAGCAATATCAACACTCAGAACTTTTCTTATAGTTAAACTTGCATTAGTAAAATCTACAGATTCGATATCAGTTCTTGGTAATCTAGTATAAAGAGTGCTATCCGAGGAAGGATCAAGTTTTGTAGTTACTAATCTAAAGTCATTAACGTCAACTGATCTAGTTGGAAGAGATCCTCTAACAATTCCGGGAACAGGAGTAACTGAAGCAATTTGAATAGAATCAGTATCAACACTTGTAACTCTTCCCATAGTGGGATCAGTGATGGTTGCTGATGGGTTTGTATATTCTACAAGATTTCCAACCTTAAATAATCCTGGAAGAACATCATTAGTGCTTTTTACCGTGCTGATTCCACCAGAAGCTTTAGTAATTGTTGCTACTCCAACCGCGATTATTGGAGTCTGAACAACATCAGCAGCAAAAGTGGAGACACCGGTCAATCTGTTATTACTTCCAAAAACAGATTTTACATCTGATAATGTATAAGATGTTACTGCTGTAGCAATTCTACCATCATTAATACCATTAAATACTAAAGGTTCATTGGGGATAAAATCTCCCTCAACTTCATAAACTGATACTGCATTTGAGTTTGAAATTGCATCTTTAAGGAATGCAGTTGCACCACTCCTACTACCTTGTATAAAAGTAGGAACAGAGAGACTTGTTGCTTGATTGAGAACTAAATCTACGGTTGTTTGAACGTCAAACAACGAAAGGTTCCACTCATTAATGGTATCATTAGATGTGTTGTAAGATCCAGATTCTAATCTATAATCATATACTCTAGCAACACCAATCTCTCTACCTGCTGGTGCAGGAGTACCACCAGTTCCATCTGTTGCAAGACCAACTCTTTGATCCCTTAAACTAAGAATATATGTATTACCAACTCCAACATCAGGTGATCTCCAAGTTCTATTAACTCTTAAAGTTGGACCAGTATTATAAATTATTGATTGATCTTCAATAGTTGCAGTTGTTCTTGGCTTAGGAACATCAATAAAAGTTACACTACTAATATCAATATCATAACCTCGCACAAATGCTCTACCTGGAGAGAATTTGTATAGCATGAGGTCATCAGATGGAGTTTGTCCTCCAAACGTTAATTGACCTGCGCTATATATTCCTCTATTTCCAACTCCATTGTTAAGCGATTCATGTACAGATAAATCAAATGCTTTTACATAATAATCACCAGATTCTGCATATGTTCTACTTGCAAGAATATCTGTCCAATCTTTATATCCTACTCCACCACCAAGATCTCCTCTTTTGGTTTGAGATTTGATATTTCCCGATTCAATAATAGATAATTCAACAAATTGATCATCATTGTAGTCAGTTAATGGTTTTTTAAATAAACTTAACGAAATCTTAAGTCTATCTGCACCTGGTGCCGAGTAGTTATTAAATCCTTGAGAATTATCATTTAATGCCTCATCTTCATCAGCATTTACAATTTCTTCGCTTACAAACAGACCAATTCTATAATTAGGATTATTTCCATATTGATCAAGAATTAAAGTTTCTGTATTAACATTAACAAAATGCCCATGAACGAAATACACTCCTTCTTGAATTTGGAAAGCAGATCCAGTAGCAGCTGCCTCGTCGGGAATTGTTGTTGCAAAAGGAGCTCCAATAGCAATACTAGTATTCCCAAGAAGACCAGAAGAAATAATCTGATTGCACGTTAAATTTTCGCCATCAGAGAAAGTTTGAGTTGCATTATTTGCGGTGCTTGAATTTAAATAGTTAATGTATAGAGTAAGATTTCCTCTCTCAGAATCTTCTGGAAGAAGGACTTTATCTACAACAGCACTTACTCCAGAAGATTCTCCCGTAATTTTAGTTCCAACTAATTGTTCAGCATATGCTGCTACAGGAACTCCTAGATAAGTATTTTGTAATTGAACACAGTAATATAATTGAGTATATCCTGTATTGCCAGGAATTACTTTTGCACCTTCTTTGAAAAAATGCTGACCAAATTTTTCAATCTGATTTTGAAGAATCGATTGTAAAGTAGTTAATTCTCTTGCCTGAACTGGATATCCAGGTTTAAATAACACCTTATGGTAGTCATCTACCGGATCAAAGTCATCAAAATATGGTGCTACATTAAGGTTCGTTTGCTGTGGCATAATTCTTTAGAACTGCAAAATAATTTTGATATCTTCTTTTTGGTTAGATGATCTAGTAATTGAAGGTCTGTTATCAACGTAAATAATATTTCCTGCGTGTTTTTTAACCTCAGGACCTGCAATTCCACTTGTAAATGACTGACCAAGATAATATGTACGACTATTTATTACGGTTGTGATACCAGTAAAGTTCGCATCAATTTCCAAAATAGATCCAGTTGAGGGTGTAATTTGAATATTTCCTCCAGTATCTGGAGAAGATGTAAATTCAGTTACATTAAATCCATAGGTTGGGTTTGTAATTCCAATTCCCGCAGTTGTAAATCCAAAAGAAGTTTTATCCTGCCAATACTTAAGAACACCCGTCGTTTGATTGTAACTCACAACTCTACCAACAGCAGTTGATGCTGTCGCAACAGTTTGAGTAAATGTTGAGTCCGCATCAAAAAGAGCAGAACTATATCCAATTCCAGTCAACTTAATTGCATTAAGAACACTTGCTTTATCAGAGGTCAATACATTTCCAGTTGAAACTTCTGGATTTTCAATAACACCTACTCTTGCAATTTGGTTTCCCGTAATAAAATCAGGATTTTCGTTATCATTTTCAATTCTAGAATATAATAAAACATTGTATGCACCCAACTCTCTATAGATGTCTTTTCCATGGCCACCTTGAGGAGGCACAATAACATCAAATCTTGGAATTGTAGTTCCAGTGGGAACATTACCACTGGATAGATTTACACTCCCATAACTATAACTAGATCCTTGATTGGAAATAGTAACTCCACTAACCTTAGAATCTGCTCCAACTGTTATTGTACACTCTGCACCAGATCCATCACCTTCAATCGGAACTCTTGTATAAGTTGAGTTAGCAGTTCCAATACCAACTCCAGCATTAGTAACTGTTACGATTTTAATTGATCCATCCACAGCATTATCTCTAACAGGAGCATTATCTCCACTAGATCCCCAGTTAGCAGGAACTGGCATAAAATCTGTAGACTCAAATTTTACAACTTCATTTGCTTTGATAGTATAAAGATACTTCCAAATATATCCATCACCACTTGATCCAGCAGATCTTGGTTCTAAATCAGTGAATGTTGGTTCATCCAGAGAGGGTCTTCCATTTGGATTATCTGGATCAGTTCCGTTTTGTAGGCAAATATAAACTCTAAAATCACTATTCAGCACGTAATAAAATGCGGAATACAAATTAGTTGCACCAGATACGGATGCAGTGTTACTAACACTGTAATCATGCCTATACATGTCATATGTTGTACCCGATGTCCAAGTCCTCTTAGGAATTACTTGTCTAACATCAGAAGAATTAATTTTCTTCACAGCGATCATTGTATCCCAATAATCATTTTCTTCAGAAAAATTATCTTTCGGTGCAGGAGGCGATGCATCCCAGTCACTTTGATAATCTGATGGATTTGGTAATCCGATAAAAGAATAATATGCATTGGAACTGGAACTAACTCCAGATACAAAATTTTTCGCATTCAAAATTCTAATTTGATCAGTTATAATTGCAGCCATTTTGTCCCAGTTTAATGGAGTTTTTTTTATTTATTAAACATTAAGTAGTGTAGTTCTTGAATTTCAATGGAGCAGATCTCTCTACTCTTGTCGATGTAGTAATTCCAAGAATGCCATTTTCAGTATATGCAGTGTAACTATTTAATCCTGCTCTTGATCCCAGTGTAATTTTGCCCCAACTATAATCACCATATCCAGCGACAGTTGATGTAGATTGTGTTCCAATACCACTAGTATCAAATTTTGGTTGAGTTACATTAGTAAATACCCTTCTACAAACAGTTGTTCCAATTCCAACACCAGCAGCATCTAAGCGAATTGTTCTGATGATGTTCTCAGAGTGTGCAACAACATATACATTATCAACAAAAGATTTACCAACACCTGCAGTCCCACCAGATTGATTAAGTGATGTAATCGATGTTGTTGCAGATCCAACATTAGAATTAGAAACAATGAAGAAATCTCCTTGCTCCAGTCCACTCAAGGTTACTGCTGTTCCAACTATGGATTCATCTCTCAATTTGGACTCAAATGGGATATGCAGATCAAACACAAATTGTGTAGTGAGTCCACTGGTTGTAGTGGTTCCAAATCCAACAATTATTCCAGAGTCGCCAGCATAATCTCCAGCCAAGTTCTCTTCTTCACTATAACTTGGTTCACTTATGAGAACAACAGGTGGATTTGTATTTGTATACCCAGTTCCAGCATTTGTAATCGTAATAGAAGAAATTGTTTCTCCTACACCAATTACTGGATTTGCTGTTGCTGTTACAAATCCAACAGATGGAGACCCAACAGTAATTGTAGCGGTGCTATATCCAACACCACCATCAGATAAGACAATAGATGAAATAGTACCGGTATCACTTACAACAGCAGTTGCTGCTGCTCCAGAAGTCACTGTCTGGGTTGCAAATTTAAATTTATTCTGGAAGGTCAGTGCAGTATCATTTTCATTCCTTGCATTAAAGAAAGGTCTTAATCTGTCAACATAGATTGTTGTGGATCCAATACCAACTGACTTGGTAATATATGCATATGGATGAATTTGTGGTTCATAGAGTTCTCTATCTTTCCCTACACGTTTTTCATTAATAAGTTTGTCTTCAGTTTGTCTACACCACTTAACTCTCCTTGATAGAGTTTCATCTTCAGTATTTCCAGGACCAAAATATGCAAATGTTTCAACTTGGTCTGTGGAATTAATATTAGTTACTGTTCTTGCCTCTTCTTGGAGGTTAGCAGACTGTCCAGCAGTATTATCATATCCAAGAGTTAATGTATCTCCTACTTTGACAGTTTCAATAACTTCTCTAAAGATAACATCAGTGTCATCTCCGGTTCCCTTATAGAAAATGATCTTACAACTATCACCTGGCTTTGGTGGTTCTGCAAATTTAATTACACTACCACCTGGGAACTCATAACCTTTGCCTGGTTCTTGAAGAATATCATTAATAGTGATAATAAGAACTTTTTCAACATCAACTTTAGATCCTCTTGGAGACCTAATAGAAATTTGATTACCTGCTAAGGAAAGATTAAAAGATCTAGTTGCTCCATCAAAAAGAACTGATGGATCATCAAGTGGTTGAAGAACGCCAACACTCCATCCAGTAAACTCATCAGAGAATACTTTTTGAACCGTTAACTCAAAGTTTCTAAAGTTACTAGTTGTTCCTGTTGTAGGAATTCCAGTAAGTCCACCAGTTGAAATAGTAAGAACCTCTCCCTCTTTATATCCAATGCCTTTATTATTGATAGAGAAATCAACTATACTAGAACCATTACCAACAACAATATCAACCGTTCCATTTAATCCAGAGTTTGCTGCACCAACATAATTAATAGGAATGTTTGTATATGACAATGGATCATCAACAAACAGAGACAGAGGTCTATTGACCTTACCGCATCTATTGTAGAAGTGAGGACATGTTGAGATTCCAGTATTAACTACAAATGATGTGGGTGAGAGAACTGCTATAACTGAGGAACCGCCAGATGCAAAGTCATTTCCACTAGCAGATTTATTCTTCTTCCTTGGTGCATTGATAATTGCACCTTGGATTGTTCCACCACTCTGATAAAATGTTGGAACTGTAGATGGACCAGTGTTAACAACAAATTTGGTGGAATTGACAATTTCAATAACTGAAACTCCACAATATGCAGGATCAGTTGTTCTTGGATATGTGTGAGTAGAACTACCATTATCAAGACCACAAGTGAATGCAATACCCGTTAAAACAACTCCCTTTCCTACTTGTAAGAGGTGTGGTGTTGCAGTAGTGATAGTAGTAACACCAGTTAGATTATTATAATCGGCATCAGAGACATTAATAGGTGGTGCATATGTACAGGTAAATGCAATACCAGACAACTGAATTGCTTCACCCTCACTTAATCCGTGAGCAGTGGATGTTGTAACAGTTGTTATTCCTGTAATGGAACTATATCCAACGTTAGTGATCGATTTTGCAGAATAGAACCTTGGAGTTGAGTTGTTAGTTACAGAAATAGCAGTGGAGACGTTTCCATTAATAATGGTTGCAAATCCAACGTGATATTTTGAAGTTTCAATGCCAACACTTGTAGAAGCAGCACTGACATTAACAAATCCAATTGGAGGATTTGATACAATAACGCGAGCTCTGGTTCCTGTGGGAATTCCTACAGATAATGAATCATCTATATGGAATCTCACAAAAGTTGATGCAGATGATACAATAGTTCCAGAAATATAAGAGTCAGCAACTCTTCCAAATTGGATTTCGCAGTTAGACCCGGTATTCAATTGAGGGAGAAGATCAAGAACACTTCCTGTATTAGGGATAAACACGTTAGTAGAACCAATTCCTACAAACTCATTGGTATTAACAAGAAATTCATACTTTTCAGCAACTCTGTATCCAGATCCAGTGTTGCCAATTGCAACGTCAGTAAGAACTCCTACATTAGTAACCTTAGCAGTTGCACCTGCAGAAACTAAAGGTTGATAACCAAATCCCTCTGTTGATCCAAGTGAAAGAAGAACACCGCCAACAGGTAATCCAGAAGTATTGGCATCTGTAGTTGTAGATGAAGCAGTTCCAGTGAAAGCAATGGTTGTAATACCAGTATTCTCGCCTAGTGTAAAGTCTCTACCAAGTCCAGGACCCTGTAGAATATCATTTATAAGAATGATTGCGTTTCCAGTTGAAATTCCACTAATATCTGATGATCCAATAGAAGTTAGTGGGTATACTGAGGTATTACCATCAAATTTATTTGAAAGACTATCAAAGAGATAATTTGTATGATAAGTATCATCTGTAGTATCTTCAACACCAGATCTCATAAACATTCTTCCTTGGAAAGAAGAACTTGCTGAAATACCTTCCCAATCTCTTTCATCTGGTGGATTTGTGGTACTACCAATTGGAACGAGACCATAAGGTGCTGCGGCAAAGTGAAGAACACTATCGGTAATATTGTAATTTCCAACAACTTTGGTAATTGGTTCTCCAGTGTTTCCAGTGCCAATTTTTGTTCCAAGTTGCCCCCTTCTAACTCGGACAGCATTTGTACTTCCTACACCAACAGAAGTAATTTTCATAATCTCATTGCCCATTTTAATGAGATCTGATCCAAAGTATGATTGAATACCGCTTATTTTTATAACATTATCAACTGTGCTTACATTAGTAGAAAGACCAGTTGTTTGTGATGTAGAAACAATTGGGGACTGAATTAAATTATCAAGTGCAATTAGACATCTTGAATTTTGATTAGTTGCACTAAATCTATGTGAAGTTCCAATTCCAACACTTGTAAGTTCCATAGGAATTGCAATCTTCTTAAGGGCATTTTCTGCAGTAGATGCAAGTTGGATCTTATCGTCACCAACTTTAATTGCATACAGATCAATATCAATTGGTAAGAATTCAGTATTACCAACTCCAGGAATATTTGTTAATCCAATGCCAATGGAGGAAGTAATACCACCATTTCTGTCATAACGAATCCTTTCTCCAGAAACAAAGAAGTGATTCGGAATATTGATAGTATTTGCACTAACACTAATAATGTCAGAATCATTTCCTAAGAAATATTTTTCAAATATAGGTGCAGACCTATGCTCTAATGTAAAAGTTTTCTTAACTGCATTTTCTGTTCCTTCATATCTCGCATAATTTGTAACAAATAATCCATTACCAAAGCTTCTTTGATCTCTACTATCATCCTCAATTTTTAATGCTTGGGTATAAGATTTAACGTCAACAGCAATATTTGCCTGTGGAGTAAAGGTTAGTGAAATTCCACCACCAGAATTAACTCTTGCGCCAAAAGTTCCGAGTCCAGAATATGGCATGTCGTTTTCGGTTTCAACAATACCAAATTCCTGAACCTCTACCTCTCCTGTTCCATCTTCATTACTATCAGTATCAATAAGAACAAGTTCTCTCATTTCATATAAATTATTTGTTGTATCTGTAATTGATACCATAAAATATGATGAATCGTAATCACTAGTGTAATCCGCAACAGTGGTTATACCAGGAGTTCCAGAAGCAGAGATTGATGTTGATCCACCCTCAAGAATAGTATGCTTCATTTGATCTGTGCTAAGACCAGTTATACCATCAGTACCAAAACCAATCTGCATGGTGTTACATGTCATTGCAGCACTAACACTTGGTATAAAATCAACCTTCAGTAAATTACTATCAATGTGTGGATAATAAGTACCAAATCCTGTGCCACTGAATGATGTACTATTATCAGTAGTCATTAATCTACCAAATTCAGTTACACTAACTTCACTGTCATCATGAATTATGTTTAGTTCATTATATTCATGATCGTTAGTTGCTGGATCTGAAATAAGAGACATCACCTTAAGTGATCTGGTTGTTGCGGCAGTTGATACAATTGTTGTTCTAACTCCACCACCTGAAGGAAGAGCAACACTACTTGTGCGAATATCCACAGATCCATTTCCTAGAACTATGGAAGTTCCGATACCCACAACCCTATCATCCAAATGATAGGCAAGACTGACAATTTGATAATCATTGATTGCAAATTTTCTAGGGAAGAACTGTAGAGATCCTTGCGTTCCAGAGATTTTAAAATCAAAATCTGCAAGTTCATCTTGACTATACATTCTTCCATATTGATTGAAATATGCAAATCTTCCATCCTGAATCATATTGACAATTCCAAATTGTCTTTCACTTTCAAATCTTTCATCCTTAAAGTAGATAAAATATTTCAAGAATCTGCTGTTGGTGACATTAAATTCGTCTATCAATTGGAATCTAGTTGCCCTTGGATTGCTATTAAACAGATGACTGACATCATCAAAATCAACGGCTCTGTTTCCAAATGACTCGAAAAAGTCGGTTAGAATTCTACTTGCAAAGATAATCTCATCAGAGAATATACTACCGGAAGCATTAAGTGAATTTTCTAGAGCAAGATCAAAATCTTGAGTACAATTCAAGTTTCCGATACTATAAAGATCATTAACAACAGTGAAATATGAAAGTTCTGTAGACAACCCCACTCTCATAGAGTTTGCTTGAACTTCACTAAACTCTGCTGGAGTTTCTAATTGATAATCGGAGAATTTTTTGAATCCTGCTGTGTGATTTGTTGTACTTACAACATCATTCCAAGTATCAAAATCAACTCTTGATCTTAATGAATATGAGAAGTTTTGGTAATAAAAACTATCTTGAACTCTCTGCATGTTAGCATTAAGGAATCCAGAATTAGTAGTAGATCCTTTAACAACTCTAGATGAAGCATCAGTGTTGAGAATTGATTCATATGTTTCCACACGATCAGCAATTCCTTGAGTCTTAGAAGCAAGACCTTCAATTACTTCACCTAATATAAAGTTTTCGGATGTAGAAACTCTAAGAGTTCCAGTTTTTCTATCCCAGCTCTCAACAGTTCCTGAAGTTGTAAGAGATTTAACTTCTTCTCCATCAAGGAATTCATTATCCTTAAGTGAGATGTTAAAAATGGGGAAATGTCTTTCTGCAATAACTCTTCCTGAAGAATTAAATTTATTAAACTCGCCAATAAATTCTCCTTTAGACTCATCAAATAAACCTTCCATACTGTAACTAAAGGTAGCACCAACTCCACCTAAATTTTTATCTACAGCAATAACAGGGAACAACTTGTAATTGTGCTCAGATGAATTATATCCTATTCCAGTAGATCCAATACCAATACTGATGTTTTCAATCATCACTTTATCACCAACTTCAACTGGAAAATCATCTGATGCACTATACCCAACAGATAATTCAGCAGTAACTTCTTTAGTTACTGTGTTGAATCCAATTGTACTAATTCCACATCCATTAGTATTATAAATTGGTAGAATAGTAGGAATAGTGTTACTCATTCCCTTTGTATTCTTTCGGATAGTTACTTGATTATCACCAAGATCATAGTCAAGGTCTACGTCATTGAGAAGTTGATTTGATTTTCCATCAAACGCCAACAATCTAGGTGCAGAAGAATAACCTCTTCCACCTGAAGATATTCCAATAATATCAAATGACTTTAATGATTTGATTTTAACAATATTTGGTAATGTAATTGATGGCCTAAGTGTTCTATCTGATGGAAAATCAAATCCAATGCTCTTAAGATTAGTTTTGGTTATTTTACCAATTTCATTACTCTGTGCTTCTAAAATTACACCTGTACCTCTAGCAGTAGAAACTGTAGTAATACCAGGTAGAGATTGATAACCCTGCCCACCATTAACAATTTCAAGTTTTCTTATTGAACCCTCGGTATGAGTACAATCCGTTTCATAGATAATCTCTGCAGAAGAAGTTGATGAAATGTAAGCAGCTTTTTCTGGGGTTGGACCCATAGTAAATCTAAATGAATTTGGTGCCGTAGTAGAAATTTTATACTTACCATTGTAAATGCTTCTTACAACTAATGCTGTATTATTTTCAAAAACTTCATTGTCAATATTAATTTCTGCTTTTGTTGCAGGAACATTACCACTCTCATATGTTGGATCAAGTCTATAGTAAAGTTTATCTGGTGTATTTTCGTTAACAACTAAAGTAACTTTTGCAATTCCGTCAACACCAACTGTTCCCGATCTTTGAATATCATAATCTTTGCCATTGCTAATTTTTCCAACATATTTGTTAGTGAAATTTTTGTCGGCATATAAATTAAATTCAAACGAGGGGTAGTTTGTAGATTGAATTTCGTGAGAAAGAGATGAGTTTGTTAAATTAAATGTAACTGTAGAATTTTTATATAATTTTAACGGAGGGTTAATTGGATTAATTACTCCACCACTACCAGTACTTGCTAACCCAACAGTAGTTGGAATTGCCCTGGTAGAATTTTCAAATGTGTCGGAAAATCTAAAAGAGTTTCCATCAATTATAGAAAGATAATAAATTCCATTATCTACAAGACCTTGTGTGGGATTAGATTGATCTTCGGTATAAACAATCTTCTGACCACGTACAAATCCATGATTTTCAATAGTAACTACACCAGTGGAGGTGTTTATTCCCGTAGATGTATATGATTTTGGATTTACAATCAGTTTTCTGTTATAATCATTATAAGAGATATTAAAAGATGAAGTGATTCCTGGGTTAACATCTAATACAATATCATGACCAATGTGAATCCCATGAGTTTCTCCTGTTGAAACTGTAACAGTATTTTTATTCATAGTTCCTGTTACAACACTATGATTAGTCTTAAGACTATGATAAACACCTGATCCAATTCCAATGAATGATAATGTAGTAATTTTAGTTGAACCGACCACACCCTCAAATATCCCAGTGCTTCCAAGACTAACTCTTGCAGTTGCTAATCCAATTAAATTGTTTGCAACTTTAGCAACAAACAAATTAGTTCCATCAGCAATTGTCGTACCAATTCCAGCAGATACATGATTATCAGAGATTACAATACCTTTTCCTGCATTTCCATGAGTATCTTGATTTGATGAATATGTGACTATATCACCAGTCTCAAGTCCATGGTCTTTGATGAAAATAGTTTTAGTTGGTATTACAATAGAAGTTGCCCCAATTCCTGGATTTTCAAAGAAAATCGTAGTTCCGATACCAACTCCACCTGTACTACCTAATCCAACAACTTCTATTGGATTAAAGTATATTTGTTTGTTAACTTTATAATCAAAATCAGTTTTAAATCCAGCAGAAATGCTTAGTTTTCTTTGGGTTATAGTTGCTGCTGTCCCAACAGTATGAGAGACTCCAATAACACCATTTACTGATCTAAGAACTCTAACTCTTGATAAACGATTATCAACGTTTAGAACTTTTACTCGTTCTGTTCCAATTTGAATTATATCATTTTCTCTAATATCTGGATAATTTAGATTTCCAGTTAAATTAAAGTATGTGACTAATCCAGTATATGTAACTGAACCAATTCCATTAGTCGAGATGCCTGTACCAGTAACCTTGTATACATTTGTACCAATTCCTGCATTGTAAAATCCTTCAAGATCTGATGCAGTTGTCGATACTCCAGTTATTGATATTGTTTCTTGATTTTGAACATTATGAGGGTCATTAGAAAACAGTAAGTATTTTCCTTTCCCACTTGGATAAAATTCTATATTTGATATAGAACTAGTGGCTAAACTTACACTATCAACTGGTTTTCCTAAGACGTGTGAGACCCTTGCAGAAACGCCTGTACCGCCTGTTTCGGTGTTATTAAATACAACGGGGTCACCTACTTTATAATTGATTCCACCGGTTATAATGCCGACGCCATCTATACTACCTCTTGCTGCATTTTTAATTTCAACTTCTTGGGATAATTCTGCCGGTAAAGAGAGATACTTATATTGAACATCCTTATCATCAAATAAATTAAATGGTCTGGTATTTTTTATATAATCTGATGTATTGATATTATAATCATCTTGATTCGATACCTTTTGGAAGTTAAATTCATTTGGTTTTGCGTGGAAATTTTCTCCAATTAAATATGGGAATTTGGGTCTTCTAAAATTAGTGAACGGAGATTGTGTATCCGCTTCGTCAGATGCTATAGTAGTAAAATATGCATAAGTTCCTCCAGGGAAATCTGGAGTAACACAATGTCTTCCATTATTTTCATCAAGAACAGACTCGGAAGTTTGATTTTGGTAAACAAAATCATTAATAAAGAAACCAGATGGCCACAACGTTAATGGAGGTCTTTGTGGTGCATCTGCTTTCTCTACATACCCGGTTTCCATAATGGTAACAGACCCACCAGATCTTGTTGAATATCCATATGGTCCATAGATCGGGTGCCCATCATAAGACCATCCAATAATTGGAGAGTGATTTGTAGAAACGTTTTCTTGCTTCGTGTTAACGTTTATTTCTAAATCAAACTCTCCATACTGTCGATTACCATCACCATCAACAGAGTACGACGATTGTCTTAATTTTCTTGGAGCATATATGTGACAATATTGGATACCAAAGTTTTCATTAGATCCATTCTCAACGACTCCATCATCATCAGAGAGTGCATAAAGATATTTCTGAAATAAATTAACTCTCCATGTTTGTATTTTTGCTTTTAATACTTCACCTTCTCCTGGATGAATTACATTAACAGTGGTTGTATTTTGATTATATCCTGCACCAGGTTCAAGAACTTTAATTGCAGATAACGTTCCATTGGTTAATACCGGAGTTATTACAGCACCAATTCCATCTCCATTAATTACAAGATCTGGTGGAGAAATATATTGTCTTCCAGGATTTAATACCAGAATTTCTTCTATTCTTCCTTGGTTGATAATTGGTTGACATTGTGCGTCCTGGCCAGGAACTGCTATAGTTAAAGGAGATCTATCTAAGTTTAATACTTCAGAGGCACCATATCCAACACCATTATTTGTTAAATTGACTGATGTAATCTCTCCTCTAAAAATTGGTTGTAGTTGTGCTTGAAATGTTTCCAGACCAATCGAAGATATCCCAATTTGTCCAGAAATTGCAACAGAAATATCTGGGTAATTGAAAGAGTGCGTTCCGGCACCTACAGAAGTTAGATTGACATATTGATTAGTTTCATAAAAATATCTCTGTGTTGATGTTGTAAGACCAACATTTGCTAATTTAAACTTGTCATTATCTATTTTGATAACATAATATTCGCTTTCATCAGTTAAACCACTTATAGGTGAAGATCCTGCAGTGTATTTTACTGTCTCTCCAGACTTGTAATCATGATTTTTAATTTCAATATAATTGAGAGATGTACTTACACCAGTTATTCCACAAGATCTCTTTTTGTTTTCATACCCATCACCGCTACTAATGACTGATATTGATTCAACAACTGATTTTTTATTTACGGTTTCGAGGTTATGTGAACCATTACCATATGATGTTAGTAATACAGTATTGATTCCTGCAATAACATCTGCAAGATTATTGTGAAGTGTTACTGTAACATTATTGGTTGTCTTTGCAAAATACTTTGCATCAGTTGTCAATCCACCAACAGCGGTTTGACCATTGGTTCTATAGATGACATGTTCACCATTTCTCAGTTTATGATAAGTTGAAAATCCAATAGTAGATGCAGTGGCACCTAACGTAACTTTATTTGATGCTACTTCAGAGAAGAACGGAACTGAATGTCCAATTAACTTCATATTTGGTTGAGCAACTGCTCCAGATCCATTACCACCAGTGATTGTGATTACTGGAGTTTCATCATAATCAAATCCAGGATCAAAAACTCTAATAGATTCTAGCGATCCAGAAACTGCAATATTTCCAGTTGCACCAGTTCCAACACTATCATTAATATGCAATAGTGGTGGATCGATAATATCAAAGTTCTCTCCAGGAGCTATAACTTCAATATCTTCAATTTGACCATAATAAACAACATCCAGTGATTTATAATTTAATATTTCAACACCATTGACAAGAATTCCATTAAATCCTGGTTGTGTGGGTGTTAACTGTCCAGTATGTTGAGCAGTTTTTGGAATTTCTCTTAAAAGTTTTTGTGAAGTTAATTCTTTACCTTGAAATTGAAATGGTCTTAATGTATTATCATCTACTGTAACCGAACTTTCTACAGATACAAATTTTTCATTATATACATCATTTCTGCTTTTTGCTAATTTAACACTTGTATCAGATAATCTCTTAACATAATATAAACCCTCTGGAAAATTAGCGCCTAAGGATTGTTTTTTAACTTCTCTTACGCCGACTTTTCCCCTAAAATCAACAAATGCTTCTGTTGTAATTCCTACAGAGTAGTAAACTGGATCTCCAGAATATAAATTATGCTTTGTTCCCGGAGATATTAATAATTCTTCCCCTAAAAATGTTCCGGAAAAAGTTACCGACCTATCACTAGCATTAAGTCTTGATCCAAAATATGAAGGTATGGATGAAGATGCCACAAGAAAATTGTCATCATTGTCAAAAATACCTTGAATATCCGTTTGATATAATTGAGCTGAACCAAAGTTAGCAGCATCTCCCTTCAATATCTGCCTTGTGAGTGTATAAGTTTTGTTAATATCTAAAGGGCCAGATCCTTTTATAGAAATTGATCTGGCAGAATTAACTCTATATACTGTTCCTCCAAGTTTAGCAGATCCTTTAAGTTCAGATACACTAAGTTTGTCGCCATTTTTAAAGAAATGATCTTTATTTAAGGTCAGTTTATAACTATTATCCGAAGAATCTACCAATTCTATTGAATTTACCAGATGATCTGACGAATAGTTATAAAACCAAGTATTATAAGTTGCAGAATTTTTATTATTACCAAGAGTTTTAATTCTTGCAATGTCTCCATTTTGGAAATTTTTTGTATTTTCTGGGTATACAAAATCACTCAGAACTGCATTAATTCTAACTTTAACAGTTTGGTTGGGATCTTTAAAAGATCTTCCATATGCAAAGGTGTTAATACCAACAGTTTCTCCATCAACAATAATTCCCGTTACATTAGAACATCCAAAGAACTGTGTAAAGTTCTTTGAGGTATAAGATACAACTCCAGTAGTAGTATCATTATAAGTTACGGATAGTTCTCCTATTGTTCCAAAACCAACAGTCGAATCAACAAAAAGAATACTTGCACCGGATCCTACTTGTCCAATTACTCTAGTTTTAGGATGAATTCCAAATGCTCCTCGAATTGCACCTTGAACTTCAACGTCTCTATCATATCCTCCATCAAGACTCAATTTATAAAAACTTTTTGCTGTTCCTACTTGAAATACTTGAAGTTTTTCTACTGATGTAATTGGAGCATATGCTTTTACTAAACCAGCATCTGGAAAATTATCTTGAAAAAGAGTTGCTTGATCCAAATCAAGAGGATCTCCATCTACAGATTCTACAACTAAATCGTTTGTAATCCTATAATCTGAGTTTGACGGTGTAAAAAGAAAATCTCTTGGCTTAACTACAGATACATCTTGATTATATAATGCTCGGAATAAAATTTCAAAAGATCTATCTGTTCCTCTACTCAGATAAAAATCCTTAGATTGTTTGATGAATAAATTTTCGTTTAAACCTTCAGTAAGAGGTCTTTCGTCAAGAAGAGGTAAAAATTGATGTTTTGTTTTTACTAAAAATTCTTTTAAGAATAAGATGCTTAAATTTTCAATTAAAGCACCTGATTCATGAAGTGTCTGGCTAGATGAAGTAAATACTAAATTTTCTGGATTTGCTTCTTTCTTATACGCAGTAGTTCCAGAAAATCCTCTAATACATCCAGTAAAAGAGTTACTAGTCTTTCCAGTATAGGTTATAATTTCATCATCAATTTTAAGTAATCCATAAGATTCAGGAAATCCGTCAGTTCCTGTTATAGAATTTCTAAAATCAACAGTTATTGTTGTATCAGATGCAGATATTTCATCTAATAGAACAACGGAATCACCTAATCCGGTTGTTTCATCAATTTTAATATAACGATCAATATTTTGAATCAAATCAATAGGAGCACCTTTAAATTCAAGTGCTTGATAATATGATTTTAAAAACTCAGAAATAAGTGGGAACTCATCTCTAACATAAGAGGGGAGCTGGTTCTGAACGATGTTATTAAACTGTACTCTTTTTTCTGACATTTTCTATGATTCTATTAGTAACCTGAGGAGTAACTGCTGCCGCCACCACCGCCGGAAGATGGAGTGCTTGTAGGTGTAGATGATGATGTTGTAGATGTACTAGATGTACCATATGTACTACCAGATACTGTTGCAAGAGTTGTATTTCCAGTTGTGGTAGTAGTAGCGGTTGTTGCGGAAACAGGAACACTACCTCTACCACCAGGACGTACTAAAACGCCATTTGCATAACTTGAAGATACAATGTAGTTAGATGCTGAAGGGTCAACACCGGAAGCAATTTCATCTGTTACTGTTTCAAAATTACTACTTGTAATATCTAACTGTAAATAGAGATCTTGCAATCCAACGACATCATTTGAAACTGGAGAACCAGAGATTTCAATAATTGTTTGTCCGGTTTTTGTTTTTCCAGATAAAACATTTATTGGATTTAGTGTCAATACACCCCTCTCATAATCAATTGTTCCAATATTCCTCTTGACAATAGTAGGACTTGAGGAATTTATAGATGGAACAGAAAATAAGAATAATTCACCGGTTTCTCTATTTGAGTTGGGTAAATCTGAGATATAAACATCGGTTCCAATACCATCAACCCTGAATGCAGAAGTTTTAATATTGTAACCACTCATTTTCTTAATATAGAAAGAATTACCGAAACCAATTTGATATTCAACTAAAGCATTCAATGTTACTCTTAAATCTCGTCTCATCTGAATAGTTGTAATATTCGACGTTACAGATTCATGACTATCATCAATCACCTTTAAAAATTTACTATACTTGAACCTTGCTCCATACTTATTTAACTCAGTTGATTCTGCGTATTTTGTGACATTATTTTGAACTAACGTTGAAACTAATTCGGAACTATTTGCTGCATTTGTGTTATAATATATCTTACTATCAGTTTCAAGATACAAATATTTTAAATCAAGTATCTCTGGAACAATACCCGCAACAGCATATTTTTTCAATCTCATCTTTATATTTTCTTTAATCAAGTTTGGTAGATAATCACCAAAT